CAAGGGCCTCCTTTTTAGCACGTATGGGCAATATGCCTGGCGCTGAGATGAAAGATGGAAAGCCTACCCGACTTTTACTTTCTCTTAGAGCTTGGGGCGCAACGTCCAAGGAAGACGCTAAAGCTAAGGCTAAAGCGATCTCTAAGAGGAATATGAAGTGAGACCAGTATCAGTCGGAATTAACCCAACAGCCGCAACGCTGACAACTGTTTATACAGTTCCTACGGGTTACTACGCCAAGTTTACTGTGATGTATATTCACAATACTGGCGGTTCAACTAAAAACATTACTGTTCAGTGGTATGACGCAAGCACTGCAACAACCTTAGATATTCTTACTTCATATCCCTTAACTTCTAAAGAATACCTTGAATTCAATGGTGTTGCTTACATCGTTTTAGAAGAAGGCGATAGGATTCAACTTACTACTGAAGCGGGTAGTTCCTTCAGTTTTATTGCCACATTTGAGGTTCAAGGAGCGCAACGAACATGACCTACTTAGAACTTGTTAACGATGTTCTCACCCGTTTGCGTGAGACTAATGTTTCTACAGTCTCAGAAACAACTTATTCCGCATTGATTGGCAAGTTTGTCAATGATGCTAAACGTCAAATTGAAGATTCCTATAACTGGAATGTCTTGGGACAAACAATTACAGTTACTACTACCAGTGGCACAAGCTCATACGCTTTGACGGGTGCGGGTCAGAAGTTTCGTATCAATGATGCTATTAACACCACAAGTGTTATTACCTTAGACAACATTGCTGTTGCGGATATGAACCGCAAACTCAACTTTGGTACGCCTTCACAGTCTATTCCTTCAGAGTTCTGCTTTAGTGGTGTAGATGGTAGTGGTGACACAAAGGTTGACCTGTTTCCCGTTCCTGATGGTGTCTATACACTGAAGTTTGATTTAACCATCCCACAGGCTAATCTGTCTGCTGATGGCACTTCAGTCAAGGTATTAGACTATTTGGTGACTCAAAGTGCCTATGCTCGTGGTTTGATTGAGCGTGGTGAGGATGGAGGTACTGCTTCTAATGAGGCTTACGCTTTGTTCCGTGGAATGCTATCTGACGCTATTGCATTGGAAAGCACTCGTTACCCTGAAGATAACTTTGTGGCGGTCTAATGGCAGCTCCTTTACAAAGTCAAAGCATTAGCGCACCAGGCTTTTATGGCCTGAACACGCAAGATTCGCCATTAGATTTGGCATCTGGCTTTGCTTTGGTCGCCAATAATTGTGTGATTGACCAATATGGTCGTGTTGGCTCTCGTAAGGGCTACACAAGGGTTAACCCATCATCGGGCAATCTAGGTGCTAATGACGTTACTGTCATCCATGAATTAGTCCAAACTGATGGCACTTTGACTGTTCTGTTCGCAGGGAATCTCAAGTTATTCAAACTTGGCACTTCTAACGCAGTGACTGAGTTGACCTATGGTGGTGGCGGTTCTGCTCCTACTTTCACAGCTAATAATTGGCATTGTGCTTCTCTGAATGGGATTACTTACTTCTTCCAATCTGGACACGATCCACTCATCTTTGACCCCGCAGTAAGTACAACTACTTATCGCAGAGTCTCTGAAAAGACAGGATATGTTGCTACTGTTCCGCAAGCCAATATCTGTATCTCAGCATTTGGTCGTTTGTGGGTGGCTAATACATCTACAGATAAAGTGACGATTACCTTCTCTGATCTGATTGCAGGTCATGTATGGGGTGGTGGTACTTCAGGAACATTGGATGTATCTCGTGTATGGCCTAATGGTGCTGATGAGATCATGGGCTTGGCGGCTCACAATGACTTCTTGTTCATTTTTGGTAAGCGACAGATTCTTGTTTACTCTGGTGCTACTACACCCGCTACGCTTCAATTGAGCGACACAGTAGGCTCTATTGGGTGTATTGCTCGTGATTCAATTCAGAGTATCGGCACAGACGTTATCTTCTTGTCAGACTCAGGTGTTCGCTCACTGATGAGGACTATTCAAGAGAAGTCTGCTCCTTTGAGAGACCTATCTAAGAATGTTCGTTCTGACTTGGTGTCTTCTTTGGCAGTAGAGACTTTGGCTAATCTGAAGTCTGTTTACTCAGAAAAGAATGCTTTTTATCTGTTGACTCTTCCAGTTACGTCACAGGTCTTTTGCTTTGACACAAAGATGCAATTGCAAGATGGTGCATCTAGGGTCACTAAGTGGGATTCAATTGCTCCTACGTCCCTCTATTCGCTTCGTAATGGTGATTTATACATTGGTAAGAGTGGATACATTGGTAAGTATGCAAGTTTCTTAGACCACACATCAACTTATCGGTTTTCTTACTTTACCAACCATGCAGATTTAGGTAACGAGAATCAGATTTCCATCTTGAAAAGAATCAAAACAATTGTGATTGGTGGCTCTGACCAGTTCGTCACGATTAAGTGGGGATTTGACTTTGCTGCCAACTATCTATCTGGCAATGCGTACATTCCTGAACAGAAGAACTATGAATATGGTCTTGCTGAATATGGCATTGCTGAGTATTCTGGCGGTGTGCTTATCAAGACACTAGATGTAAATGCTTCTGGTGCGGGAAAGATTGTTCAAACTGGTTACGAAACCACCATTAACGGCACGCAGTTGTCAATTCAGAAGATTGAGATTCAATCTAAGAACGGGAAAATATCATGAGTCAGTACACAAAGAGCACAAATTTCGCCACTAAAGACAACCTTAGTCCTGGTGATCCGTTAAAGATCGTCCGTGGTACTGAGATTGACACTGAGTTCAATAACATTGCTACTGCTATCTCTACGAAGACAGATAACTCTGCTGCCGCAATTACTGGTGGTTCGATTACTGGTATTACAGACTTAGCCATTGCTGATGGCGGTACAGGTGCTTCTACTGCGGCTGGTGCTCTGAATAACCTCTTGCCTAGCCAAACAAGCAATGCTAACAAGTACCTCCAAACTGATGGCACAAATGCTACTTGGGATGCGGTCACTCTCTCTACTGCTGACATTACAGGGACTTTAGCGGTAGCAAATGGTGGTACTGGTGTAACTAGTTCTACTGGCACAGGCTCGGTAGTGTTGTCAAACTCGCCAACATTGGTGACTCCCGCATTGGGAACTCCTGCTTCTGGTACTTTGACAAACGCCACAGGTCTGCCAATCTCTACAGGTGTGAGTGGTTTGGGTACGGGTGTAGCTACTTTCTTGGGTACACCATCCAGTGCTAACTTAGCTTCTGCTGTATCTGACGAAACAGGATCAGGTGCTTTGGTGTTCGCCAATAGCCCAACATTGGTCACTCCTGCCCTTGGCACTCCATCTGCCTTGGTAGGCACAAACATCACAGGCACTGCTTCTGGTCTGACTGCGGGTAACGTCACAACTAATGCTAACTTAACAGGTGCAGTTACTTCTGTTGGCAATGCAACATCTTTGGGTTCATTCAGTTCTGCTAACCTTTTGGGTGCTTTGACAGACGAGACTGGTAGTGGTTCAGCAGTCTTTGCTACCTCTCCTACCCTAGTAACTCCCATCCTTGGAACACCCACAAGCGGCACTTTGACTAATGCAACTGGTTTGCCAATTAGCACTGGTGTTTCTGGTTTGGGTACTGGCATTGCAACTGCTCTAGCGGTCAATACAGGGTCTGCGGGTGCACCAGTATTGTTCAATGGTGCATTGGGTACGCCCTCTAGCGGTACTGTAACTAACCTTACAGGTACAGCCTCTATCAATATCAATGGTACTGTGGGTGCTACTACAGCTACTACTGGTGCTTTTACCACAGCAACTACAAGCGCTAGATTAACAGTAAATGGTAATCTTGAGAATACTGCAATTTTTGGCAACAATTCATCAGATGTTGGAGTTAGCTTAGCAATTCTTGGTTCTAGCACATCTACTAATTGGGGAATATACAATAATTATTTTGTTGCGGGAAGACTTGATATTGTTCCGTCTACTACAGCAGGGGGGACAATTTTCTCAACTCCTATTGCTTCTTTTGCTTCTACTGGTTTGACAATAGCTGGTAGCACTACATCTAATTCTTTTATCCCATCTAGTGCTACTGTTCCTACTAATGGAATGTATTTGCCTTCTGCAAACAATGTTGCTTTTGCAATTAACTCGTCTGAAGGTATGCGCTTAACGTCAACGGGGTTGGCGATTGGGACAACTTCGCCTTTTGGAAAACTGTCCATCACAACTACAAATGGAAACCTTGGAATTACCAATGGAAATACAAGTGGCGGCACAAAGATTCAAGCATTTGGGACATCAACTAGCAGTGATGGCTATCTTGCTTTTGAAGGCAACTCAATAGAGTACGGAAGATTTAATACTTCTGGAAATTTTGTTGCTCGAAACATTGGTGTTGGCAGTACAACTCCAACCACATCAGGCACAGGCATCACATTCCCCGCAACTCAATCAGCATCATCAGACGCTAATACTTTGGACGACTATGAGGAGGGGACTTGGACACCTAGTTTGGGTGGAACTGCTACTTACACAACCCAAAGTGGACAATACACAAAAGTTGGTCGCCTAGTAAACATTAGGTGCAATCTTCAAGTTAATTTAATTGGAACTGGTAGCGCATTTCAGATTAGTGGCTTGCCTTTTACAAGTGCTACTAATAACGGAAACCCAACAGCAATGGTTGTTGTTGGCAATTTTCAATCATTAGCTCTTAGTGTTATTGAGATTTCAGCATTTGTTGGTGCTTCTGGTACTACTATGAATATGACTGGATTAACTGCTGCTGGTGCGTCAACAAGTACGGGTTTTAGTGTTTTTGGAAATTCAGCACGAGTTGACTTAACAGTTACTTACTTTACAGATTAACTAAATTAGATTATTTAGTCAGACACTTAACTTAAAGGAAAATTATGTCACTTACTAAAACCACAAATGTAGACCAAATTACAGTAGCCGAAAATGGCATTGTTATTTATCGTGAGGCTACAAAGATTCTTGAAAATGATATTGAGATTAGCAAGCAATACCATCGTTCAAGCCTCACACCCGCACAAGACCTGACAGGCGTTCCCGCTAATGTTGTTGCTATCTGCAATACAGTGTGGACTGCTGAAGTGATTGCGGCTTATCAAGCGGCTCAAGAAAGCACAACGCCATGACAAACTGGACTATCTCAACACTTGAGCGTGAAACCTCAAACGGATTTGTAACAACTGCACACTGGCAAGCCACAGCAGTAGATGGAGACTACACAGCCTCTATTTACTCAACTTGCTCATGGGCTGATGGCACACCAACGATTCCCTATGCAGACCTGACACAAGAAACAGTCCTTGGTTGGGTATGGGCTAATGGTGTTGACAAGCAAGCCACAGAAGATGCTCTGGCGGCTAATATTGCTTTGCAAAAGAACCCTGTTACTGCTACTGGCACACCTTGGGGTCAAGCATGAAATTAGAGTTAGACGTTAACGAAGTGCAATTCATTATGAATGTGCTTGGTCAATTACCAACAAGTTCCAACGCCTATGTGCTTTGGAAAAAAATAGAAGAACAAGCAATAGCGCAAGTTCCTAAAGAAGCGGAGTAAACATCATGGCCTTCACAAGTCAACAAATCGTAGATTATTTGCTTGCAAATCCAGGCATGACTGATGCCCAGATTGTTGCGGCTATGGAGACTTTCCAAATCTCTCCTGCTCAAATGGCAAGTGCTGTTGGCTTGGATGAAGGTGCGGTTGCGGCTCGTGTGGCGGCTAATGTTCCTCAAGGACAAACAGTAACTCTTGGCGACACCATTGTTCAGCCTGTTTACCAAGTAAGTGGTTCTGGAATGGATCAACAGGTTGGTGGACTTGAGAATGTTATTACTTACAAAGCTACTGATAACAGGGCAGGTGGAGCGTACACCCAATACACACCTACTGGTGAAGTAGAGCAAACTGGCACTCAACAAGAAGTTAAAAGTGGTCTAAAAGAGTTTGCAATAGGTGCGGGTTTACTCTTTGGTTTGCCAGCCATATTGAATGCAGGTGCAGTTGGCGCACCTGCAATAGGTAATGGTGCTTTCTTAGGTGAGGGCGTTGTTTCAGGCATTCCATCCTTTGATACCGCATTTTTAAATGCTGGTGGTACTTTTAACCCCGCCTTTGGTCTTCCTATTGGCAATGGTGCATTTTTAGGTGAAGGTGTACCAACTGGAATAGCCGCATCTGATACTGCCTTTCTAAATGCTGGCGGTACTTTTAACCCTGCTTTTACATTAGCCCCAGATGGATTATTAGGAACACCTTTGGTTACTACTCCTATTGTTAGTACTCCAGTAGGGGGTACTCCAACAGGCGGTACTCCAGTAGGAGGCACACCTGTGGGAGGAACTCCTGTAGGTGGAACGCCCGTAGGTGGTACGCCAGTTGTAGGTACACCTGTGGGAGGACTTCCTCCAATAGTTACTTCAGCGGCTACATCATTGATTCCAACAGCAGTCAATAAACTTTTGACTCCTACAAACATTGGCAATCTAGTTCAATCAGGGGCTACTACTGCTAGTGGTCTTCTCCAACAACAAACATCTCGTGAAGCGGCTCAAAAAGCGCAACAGATGATTGATGCTGAGACTGCTGCTGCTAAACAATCTGCGGCTTTCCGTCCTATTGGAATGACCACTCGTTTTGGCACTTCACAATTCCAAACTGATCCAGTAACAGGTCAACTCACTAGCGCAGGATACACTCTAAGCCCTGAAGCTAAGAATGCTCAAGACCGCTTCCTTACTTTAGCGGGTGCAGGTTTAACACAAGCAGAACAAGCCCAACAACAGTTTGCTCCTCTTCAAACAGGTGCTCAAAGGTTGTTTGGTCTTGGTAATCAATACTTGGCTCAATCTCCTGAAGCAGTTGCACAGAACTATCTCAATCAGCAGATGGTTTTGTTGCAACCAGGCAGAGAGTTAGAGTTAGCTAATCTGCAAAACAGACTGCAACAACAAGGTCGTGGTGGTTTAGCGGTTGCTCAAGGTGGTGCTTATGGTGCTACAACTCCTGAACTACAGGCTTTGTTTAATGCTAGAGCGCAACAAGAAGCTCAATTGGCGGCTAATGCTCAACAGTTTGGTCAACAACAAGTCCAGTTTGGTGCGGGATTGCTTGGTACAGGTGCTCAAACAATGGGTCAGTACTATGGTGGTCAACAAGCCGCTTATGCTCCTTACACGACTGCTTTTGGACAAGTTCAAGGTCTTGAGACTTTGGGACAACAACCTTTCCAAATGGGCGCACAACTTGGTAAGGAAGCATCAACTGCTGGAGCAAGAGTGGGTCAATTAGGTTTACAGGGTGCGGGTCAAAGCGTAGCATTGGCAACAGGTGCAGCCGCTACTACTAATCCATACTCTACTGCATTAGGTGGTGTTGCTTCTAACCCCGCATTTGGTCAACTATTGGGTGGATTGTTTAGCAATGTACCATCCACAACGGCTCTGAGCGCACCAGCAACATCATTTGGTACTGGTAGTTATTATGGCAATCAAGACCTTGGCTTATATTTGTAAGGAATCATCATGGCAGAAAATATTGTAGCGGGTCTGTTTGGAATGAACCCCGAAATGTATGGTGAGCAACAACGTAGAAGTGCTTTGCGTGAGGGTATTGAACTTGCTAAACTAGACCCTGCGGCTCGTGGTGCGGCAATGACCTATGCGGGTGCTAGAGGTCTTGGTGGTGCTATTGCGGGTGCTATGGGTATTGAAGACCCACAACTTCAGCGCATCACACAACGTCAGCAATTGCTTGGAATGATTGACCCAAGCAATCCGGACTCATATATTCAAGCTGCTCAAATGGCATTGCAAAGTGGTGATGCAGAAGCCGCCCTTGCTTTGCGTGAGCAAGGCACACAAGCCAGAATGCAAGCCATGAAGAATGAGGATTATTTGACTCAACGTGGTACACAGATGCAAGCACGTGGTCTTGATGCCATTGCTCAAAATTTAATTACTCAGTTGAAAAACCCAGATGGTAGCGTCAATGAAGAAGTGAAAAATAGACTGTTGTCATTCCCACAAGGACAGGCAGCAATCTCTCAGTTTGCTAAAGTTATTCCTGATCTCCGTAGAATCGGTGCAATGGGTGCTCCAGAGGAAAATCCATTTAAGGTGTTTATTGACGATGCAACCATTCCAAAGACTGTTCAAACTCTTGCAAAACAGTATTCAACTAGTCTTGAAAAAGGTATTCTTGATCCTGAAAAGGTTGATGTAAAAGCTAAAGAGTTGGCTGAGATGACTCAGCGAATTAGTCAGTTTGAACAAAACCAAGCGCAGATTAAAAACAATCAAGACACACTAGCTTCATTAAGGTCTCAAGGTCTTGAGAACTCTCGTCAAAGCCTTTTGATTCAGCAAGGCAATCAAGCATTGCAAGCGCAGAACATTGCGTTCCAACAAGATATGAAGAGAGCAGAAGCAGATCGTAAAGCAGAAACTGCTAGAACTAAGCCATTGCCAAGTTATCTTGCAAAAGATGAGGAAGCGGATTATGGAACTGCAACTGCCGCAACAAACTTAGCATCTGATGCTAATAACTTCATTAACAGAATCAAGTCTGGCGATATCAAGTTTGGTCTAAAAGATAAAGCCAGTATCAGAGCAAGGCAATTAGTTGGATCAAATGATCCTGATGTTCTTGCTAGAGAAGATTATGATAAGTTCTTGAAGGTATTGACTAATGAGAGTTTGCGCTTAAACAAAGGTACACAAACTGAAGGTGATGCTGTAAGGGCGGCAAAAGAACTGGAGAGTTCAGAGTCTCCTCAAGCGGCAGCGGCTGCAATGAGACGTTTGGTTGAAATCAATGTAAGACGTACTCAGAACGCTGCTGATGATGTATTGAGACGTAGAAAGAATGCCAATTTCCCTGAACCAGAACGTGCAATTGAAGTTCCTAAATTTGATGTTCAAATTATTGACAATGCTGACTATCAAAGGTTTTTAAAGAACCCCAAGTTCCCATCAGGAACAGTATTCATTGACCCCGAAGGACAAAGAAGGACAAAACCATAATGGCTGATTACAAAGATGCACCCATTGCTGAAGAACCACAGGCATTTAAATCAGTCCTTGGTTCACCTGTACCTTACTCAGGTCTAGCCGAGGCAGCTAGGTCTGTTGGTCAAGGCTTGACCTTTGGAACACTTGATGAAATTGAGGCAGCACTTAGAACTGGCTCGATTAGTGGGCCAGAGTATGAGCGTCAACGCAATCTTTTGCGTGAACAACAAAAACAATTCGGCATGGATGTGCCAATTGTTAAGCCTAGTTTAGAAATTGGTGGAAGTTTGATTGCTCCGCTAGGTATTGCCAAACAGGTGGCAAAACTTGCTCCTGCCACTAAAGACTTGATTACTGGCACAACTACACTAGGACAACTGCTTCGTGGTGCTGCAATCGGAACAACTACAGGTGCGGCTTCTAGTTATGGTTTTGCAGAAAAAGAAGCTGGCTCTGAGGCTGCGGTAGGTGGCATATTTGGTGGCATTCTAGGTGGTTCTGTGCCTATCGTTGTTAAGGGTGCAGGAACTCTAATCAAGAACGTCTTGAATTCTGCGGGTATTGGCGACCAGGAGGCTGCGGCATCAAAAATGTTGGCAAACTACCTCAAGAAAGACAATCTTTCTCCAACAGAAGCACAACAAGCATTAGATGAATTGCGTAGGATTGGTGTTCCTAATCCGGTTATTGCTGACTTAGGTAAAAGCCTGAACGACTTAGCCTATAGCGCATACACTGTCCAATCTGCCGCCAAGGGTACTACAAAGGAATTCCTTGAGAATCGTCTTATTGACCAACCTAATGACATAGTAAAGGGTTTGGTTGAAAAAGCGGGTTTGGCTAAAAACGTCAATGGTTTTGAGTATCTTGAGGCATTGACTGCAAATCAATCACGACTTGCTTCTCAAGCATATCCAGAAGCCTATAGCAAAGCCATCAATGCTGTGCCTTTTAGAAAGTTCATTGACAGAGATGTCTTTACTAAAGCCTATGGAGAGGCAGTTAAAAGAGCAGATGTTTATGGTCAAAAACTGCCAGACCTTGCTTCTATTCGCAATGCTCAATCAGTTCCTACTGATGTTTTGCATCAAATCAAAATGGGTCTTGACCGGATTGTTGATGCTGAAACAGACAACATAACAAAAAAGATATCCGGTTATGGAAGTGATGTCGTTAAAGTAAAGAACGAATTTAATGATCTCATTAAGTCACTCAATCCTGAATACAAGAAAGCCAATGCAGAATTTGCTGATGCAGAGCGCATCAAAAACGCTTTCAAGATGGGTGAAGACTATCAGAAACTAAACCCCGCAGAAGCCGCATCTAAGATCAAAAAACTGACCTCTGATGAGAAAGAGGCATTTCGTTTAGGTGTGATGGCTGATGTCAACGAGCGACTTGGAAACTTCAAAGGCGGTGATTTTACTAAGCAAATCTTTAAATCAGAGAATCAAAAACTGTTGTTAAGAAATGCTTTCCCAGATCAAGCCTCATACAATGAGTTTTCTCAATACGTCAAAGGCTTAAACCGCCAGGCTGAAACCAAGCAACGTGTTCTTGGTGGCTCTCGTACAGATGAAAACAAAGCGGTGCGTGAGGAGGCAAGCCTTTTGGGTTCACTTGCCCAAGCAAGTGCTTCTGGTGATCTTGTTAGTCTTTTACGTTCTGGAGCATCAGCTCTAACATCAAGAGCAAAAGGCATAAGTAGCGAAAGTTCAGAGGCTCTGCAAAAACGATTGTTTACTGTTGATCCTGTAGAGCAGACTGCAATCTTGCGAGAGTTAAACAAGAGAGCGCAAAGACCTAAAACTGGATTGCTAACTGGTGCTGCTGCCGTTGGAAGTGCCACCGGAATCATTGGCGACTAACATGAGAGACTATGCCGAAGCATTTGTTGCGGCAGTCTTTCTTGTTTGTTTTGTCATTTATTGTAGTTATATTGTTGTTTGGGCATTTCCGTGATCGCCTTTCTCTTGGCGGCAACCATAGAGTACCGATGTATTAAATGGACTTGGACTGGCGATGTTTACAATCGCAAAGTAGTCTGTCTCAAGTGGGAGAGAAAGAAGTGATTGATCCGATAACGGCTCTAGCTGGCATACAGTCAGCTATTTCGATGGTCAAGAAGGCAGCTAATGTTGCCAATGACCTAGGCTCACTTGCGCCCATGATTGGTAAGCTATTTGACGCTAAGTCTGTAGCTACCAAAGCCATGCTTCAGGCTAAACAGTCTGGCAAAGGCTCAAACATGGGGACTGCTCTCCAGATTGAGATGGCTTTAGAACAGGCTAGAGCGTTTGAAGAAGAACTCAAGATGCTCTTCATGCAGACAGGAAAGATTGACGTTTGGAACAAGATTAAAGCCCGTCAAGCAGAGATGGACTTGGCAGATGCTAAAGAGATTAGCGCATTAAAGAAAGCAGAGAAAGAAGCTAAACAGAAAGAGCAAGAACAACTAGAGATTGGTTTGGCAATCGGTGGAATCTGCTTTGTTCTGTTCCTAGTCTTTGTTGGTGTCAATGAGTTGATGACATTCTGTGAGACAACAAGAAGGTGTGGTCGGTGAATGAGTATCAAAAGACCTTTGACTTGTGCCTCAAGATATTCGTTTACGGGCTTGTTGCTTTGTATTTCTTGGGTTTTCTGAAGTTCTTACCTGATGATCTGTCTGACAGAATTGTCAATCTTCTACTTGGAAAGGTTGGTCTTGGTAAATGAAGTACTTACTTGTATTTGTAGCTTTTATGCTACATGGTTGTGATGAAAAATATCGCTATTTTTGCCAAAACCCAGACAATTTCCATGCTGAACAATGTCAGAAACCTAGATGCCAATTCACTCAGACTTGCCCTGAGTACTTGGTCGCCCCAATCTTGGAGAAAAAAATCAATGATGTCCAACCAGAAACAAAAGTTAACAACTGAAGAGCTGCATCATTTATTTGATGTTGATTTTGATGACGGGATTCTTTTGTGGAAACGCAGAAGTGAAGATATGTTTGCAACCAATAGGTCTGCATCAATTTGGAATATTAGATTTGCAGGTAAATCAGCACTAGAGTCTCCCCATCCAGATGGTTACCAACATGGTAGTATTTTTGGCAAGCTATATTTAAAACATCGAGTTTTGTTGGCAATGAAACTAGGTTACTGGCCTGAATATGTAGACCATATCAATGGCAATCGTGCCGACAATAGGTTGTGCAATTTAAGGTCAGTAACAAAATCAGAAAATGGCAGAAACTCAGCCAAACCAATAACAAACACTAGTGGGCATATTGGCGTAAGTTGGAACAAAAGAGATAAAAGATGGACTGCCTATATCACTCTTAACCAAAAAAGAAAGGCTCTTGGCAACTTTACATTGCTACAAGATGCAATTGAATGTCGGGAAAAAGGTGAACTTGCTTATCAATTTCATCCAAATCACGGGAGGTCTCCATGCAAGATGAGCGCCTAAGTACAGAGGCTTTCGAGGTAAGAATTTGGGGGTTTGTTGTGATTGCAGTCACACTTATCCTCATGTTTATTGTTGCTGCTTTGCTCTATTCTGTGACGTTCGTGACTCAGCCAATCAAGAGCATGGCCCCGATTGACCAAGCCTACACAAAGATGCTGAACGACATTGTTCTACTGATCGTTGGCGGTATCGGTGGTGTTATTGGCAAACGGGCTATGTCAAGTGCCGCCAGAGCGTTTAATCCCCCAACGCAACCAATGTGTCAACCAATGGGCTATGGAGGCTCTATGGGCGGTTTTAACTCGTCCTATGCCCCTCCGCAATCTGCGTATGGTTTGCCTAGTCAACCTTTTGGTGCTATGCCTGTTTGGAAGAACCCAGAGTTGGATGAATCATGGACACCTGGCCCTCCTCCCACTACTCCTCCTGACCACTTAGAAGATGACCATGAGCGTGAAGAATTGGCTCAAGCAAGAAAAGAGGCTGAATAATGTTCCCAATCCCTTTGCCTTGGTTAATCGTGGGTGCTTTGGTATCTCTCTTTGGTACATACCAAGTGGGACACCACTATGGGTGGCTAGAGCGTGATAACGACATGAAAATCGCCATTGCCCAAAAGAATGATGAAGCCAGAGCCAAAGAGAAAGAGCTTGGCGAGAAACTGCAAGATCAGGAAACGAAACTCAGAAAGGCCCAAGATGATGTCAAGAAAAAACAGTCTGCTATGCATGAGCTTGCTAGGACTGGTCGGTTGCGGCTCCCAACCGCAAGTTGTCCACAAGCCAATGCAAGTGCCCCCATTGCCACTGGAAATCCACAATCCAGCCAACCCGATGAAAGCGAACTTGAGCGACAGACTATTGCAGCTCTTATCGACATCGCAGCAGATGGAGACAAAGCCATCGTCAAACTTAACTCCTGCGTTGCCGCCTACGAAGAAGTAAGGAGATTAGTCAATGGTCAGTAAAGAACAACTCCGACAACTTCATATTGGCGAGGAGTGGGTAGATGCCTTAAATGCCACTTTTGAACGCTTTGACATTATGAATCCCCTTAGAAAAGCGGCTTTCATTGGTCAATGTGGGCATGAATGTGGAAACTTCAGGATGCTCGAAGAGGGCTTGTCATACTCTGCGGCTGGTTTGATGAAGACATGGCCTAAACGCTTTGACGCTGCCAAGGCTCAAGCGTGTCAGAGAAATCCAAAGCTCATTGCCAATACTGTTTACGCAAATCGTATGGGCAACAGGGATGAAGCCTCTGGGGATGGTTTTCGTTTCCGAGGCAGGGGTTGCATCCAATTGACAGGCTCTAGCTCGTATTTTCATGCTGGCAAGGCCTTGGGTGTTGACTTCTGGGCAAACCCCGATCTTGTGGCTACACCTCAGTACGCTGCCCTGACTGCGGGATGGTTTTGGGACACTCATAAACTCAACCAATATGCTGATTCCAAAGATTACAGAACCTTAACCAAGAAGATAAATGGCGGTTTTATAGGGCTAGAAGACCGCATAAAGCACATAGATCACGCACTACTTGTGTTGGCATCTTAAATTAAATTGTCATAAATACTGTATAAGGTGTTGAAATGTCTAACATTCCTACGCCAGAACATTCACAACTGTTCGCACAAAGTGTCAGAAAGTGGCAGCAAGTGCTTAGTCTGGGTGATTGGAGAATTGAAAAAGGAAGTAAACCAGCAAAGGCTGCTATGGCTTCTGTTGAGTTTAATACTTCTGCTCGACTGGCTACTTATAGACTAGGTGATTTTGGTGCTGAAAAGATCACACCAGAGTCTCTGGATCAGACTGCTTTACATGAGTTGCTTCATGTGTTTCTGCACGATTTAATGACTGTAGCGCAAGACCCTAAATCATCTCAAGATGAAGTGGAAATGCAAGAGCATAGAGTCATTAACCTTTTAGAAAAGTTACTGTCTAAGGATTCCAATGGGCGCACATAATGAAACCTGTACCGACATGGAGTTTATCCAACTATGGGGTCAACTTCAATCTGCACAAAGAATGGCAGAACACCTTGGTATAAATAACAGGGCAGTCCATTTACGCAGAAGGTGGATTGAAAAAGAATACAACATGACCCTCAATGCGAAAGACCATAGAGGGGATTTGTATAACAAAAACAGACCCAAGTCTTTCTCTCCTTTAAAACAAGTAGAACTTGGCATCCTAGATGGCACTGTCATAGTTTTCTCAGATGCTCACTTCATACCTGGTCAACGAACAACAGCATTTAAAGGGCTTTTGTGGGCTATCCAAGAGTTCAAGCCTAAAGCTATCATCTGTAACGGGGATGCGTTTGATGGTGCGTCTATCTCACGCCATGACGTAACTGAACAACCTGCGACTACTGTTATTCAAGAACTAAAGGCTTGTCAGGGTGCGCTTAACGAAATAGAGGAGATTGCAAAGTCTGTCCGACATAATGTAAAGCTCCTGTTTACATGGGGAAATCACGATGTTAGGTTTGGCAATCGTTTGGCGCAACACGCACCACAGTACAAAGAAGTATTAGGTTTTAAGCTGACAGACCATTTCCTAGATTGGGAATTCTGTTGGGCGGTATGGCCTACCGAGGATGTGATTGTTAAGCACCGATACAAAGGTGGTGTTCATGCCACTCACAACAATACAGTAAACGCTGGTGTGTCAATCGTTACTGGACACCTGCACTCTTTAAAGGTCACGCCATTCTCTGATTACAATGGATGTAGATACGGGGTAGATACGGGGACTTTGGCTGAGACTGATGGCCCACAATTTACCTATGCTGAGATAAACCCTTCAAACCACAGATCAGGCTTTGCGGTGCTGAACTTCTTTAATGGACACTTATTGTTGCCAGAGTTAGTTCAGAAGTTTGATGAAAATCAGGTTCAGTTCAGGGGTGAAGTGATTGATGTAGGTGCATTTTGAGTGCTTGGCTAATCATTCTCACAGGGGCTATCTACGCCTACATTGCTGGTGAGCAGCTATGGAAAGATAACCCACACATGGCTATTGTCTATGCGGGTTATGCGTTTTCAAACGTGGGTCTTTACCTGTTAGCAAAGTAGTTTACAGAGGCTCGTGAGCGTTTAAGGCAAAGTCTGGGACTGCTTCTTCTTCTTCAGTTTCTTCAAAGTCTTCATCAAGTTCGTCAATAGCTTCATATTCAACTGCCCAACCATTTTCCTCTTGGAAGTTGATAAATTCTTGAATGACTTGAATCTTATCGAAGTCATGGGTTTCAACTGTAATTTTCTCACTGCCTACCCAACCAAATTCCATTTCAAATTTCATGATTTTCTCCTGAAGCAACCGATTGTTGCAATGAAATACTAGGCTTAATTTATGTCAGTCAAGTGTCTTCTGGAACACTCCGTTGGGCAATAGTGTGCCTTTCCGATTCTTAATCTGATCGTATGCAACTTCCATGCAGTCTACCAGATTGATGTCTTGCAAAGCGCAGTAATTAATAAGGCAGACCATGACATCACCAACAGAATCCACAATAGCTTCTCTGTCTTTTTTAATCGTGGCATCTGCTAGTTCTCCTATTTCAGAGACTGCCTTGAGTAGCTGAGACTCTGGGTTGCTATTAGGAATAATCTTTCGGGCTTCTGCCCATTGGATTATGCGAATTTCAATATCAGCGTAACTCATTTTTTTCCTTTAGTTTAAATTCAAAGAACTCAAAAGCCGCAACCTTGTCAAAGTCACACAACTCATAAGCCTTTATGTAATCTTCTTCATCTAGCTCTACCCATGTGCTTTGTGATGCAAAGTGATAGGGTTGCCCCTTCATTTTGTTTTCACGCTCAATGCGGTCAAACTCATCGTCTTCTTCTGATTTCATCTCACTCTCCTTAGTGGAAACTCTTGAGGCTTCTCAGGTGGTGGTGGCAACATCTTCTCTGAAGGTGGAGTCCATCCATGCTTTCTCCATAGTGCCTGGACATCCGATCCTGACTCCCACTTGAAGTCTTCTGTTGGCACTGAAGGGTAGCTAATCTTAGAATGCGGTGGTAGTTCAATCATGCTGACCACTCCCTTTCGTTGCGTCCTGAATTGGACTTAACTGTCTTACCAGTTAGATGAATAAGACCAATCTTCTGCATCTCGTTTAAACGCCTTGCAACCTG